TGGCCCCACCGGCGGCAAGCCTCGTCCATTTGGGCGTCGCGTCAGCATAGATGATATCGCCGGCCACGGCCGCCGCGGCGGTCGTGTCCGTATGCGTCGCCGAGAGGATATTGTGGGGTGCGCCGGGGCCGACTACCGCCCTTCGGCAGGACAAAAGCCGGCCGTTGATAAGCGAGAGCTCCCGCTTTATCTCCCTGATTTCGTCTGCAGCATTCATAAAAGGCGGATCCCTTTTGTTAGGGTTATAAGGCTTATTTGTTGTTCTCTCAGTTCCTGGATTCCATGAATCAAAAGCTGTGAATAATCTGAAGGATTTTCTATTTGAAAATAATAACAAAACGGGTGATCATCATCAGGAATCAAAATAAATCGACCACTGTTCCTTTGGACCGTCCTTAAAAAATGGTGGAATTCATCATAAGTATTCGGGTTATTTAGATTCTTGAATCTCAAGACCATGCGTTCCTGGTCTGAAAGATAAACGGACCAATCCTGGCCATAAAAGGTTTTTCGGTTCCCCATATTGAAAATAGGACCGTCCGCCCTTCCCGGCTGCAGGTGGACGTGTCTCGAAAAGGCATGGCGTTCGCCTAAAACAAATTCCCCGATTTCAATATAACCATCGGCGTTATTTTGATCTATGATATCCAAGCGCCAGGAAAGGAAAGTTTTTAGAAGTTTACGATATAAATTATTAAAATTTGTCACCAGCCGCGGCTGCAGGTCAAGTTCATAGTTTGGGATATCCCAATCACAAATAGCGCCGGATGCGGCGCCTGAAACGGGGCAGCCTCCATCACAGCCTTTTAGCCGCAGCTCGTCGCCGGCGGCAACCATGGCCGAAAGGTTATGATTGAAAATCCCGACAAAAGAAACGGGTTGGCCGCTGGCCAGGGTTACGCATATCCATTCCGGGTTGCCGGCGGCGCCTACGCCCGTAAAGCGCATCGGCTTTGAAGGCCGCTCACAATAAAGGTTTTCCATGGTATAAACGGGATCCTCGGAGCTAACACAGCAAAGGGATGATAAATCAACCAGGTTTTCAATAACATAAATCGGTTTTCCCATGTCAGGCTCCCAGCTGTTGTTTAAAAAGGCTCTTCATAAAATTAGCATCCATGGCCGCCAGGAATTCCGGAATAAATCTTTGCCGCATCATTCGGCGATCGCTCATAGGATCCAGGGTTACGGAAATATAATTTGTAATTCTGATTTCACGGCCGGCCTGGGGCTGCTTATTCAGCGGTTGAATATATGCGTATTCGGGGACTTCGCCCATGGTCACCTTAACGGGTTTTTTAATTAAACCCTCGAATCCTTTTTGAAAACCTATTTCCGGGGTTTTTGTCTTTCCGCCTCCCCCGCCGGCGCCGCCTCCGGGTGGGGTTCCCGGGACCGTGGCGCCTCCGCCCTCGCCGCCCCCCGCGGGCGGGGTAGTGGGCGTTTCTTCGCCTCCTTCGCCGGCTTCTCCACCTCCGGGCGGGGTAGCGGGCGCCGTTTCCCCGCCGCCGGCCGCCGGGACGCTCACAACAACGATAGCCCCAATTTTATCTGAAATTCCGCGTAGAAAATCATTCACTAAATCCAATTTTCCCGGGAGCGAACAAAGGGCGGTTTTTAATCCGGCCCAATCAGCGGTCATATAATTAACCAGAATTTGCGAATTATCTTTTATGAATTTCAGCCAGTAGGTGACGTCGGTCTGTTTTTGCGGGCCTTTGAAAAGATTCAAAACTGAAGTTATCGCCGTAACAATGGATCCGATAGAGCCCAGGCTGGAAAGCAAACCAGAAGCGATTCCGCCGGCGCTCTTCCCTAAGTTGCCGGCAACGTCGGCTATCCCCCCCAGGGCTTCTTTCCCGGCCTTCCCGACCGATTCAAAAAGCCCTTTAAATAAACCCAGGACTTTTTCTGAAACCATTTCGCCGATCATTTTAAAGAATGCGTCTTTTGCGGTTGCAAAAGCCTCTAAAAAGTATTTTTTAAAATTAATGCCATGTTCAAAAAATTTTCCATCAGCGAAATTAAGGCCTTTGCAAATATCGCCTATTAATCCTGACGCCGAATCCCCAAAGCCTGTGGCAATATCGTTATAAAGTCCATCAAAATAATTCCTGGTATTATCGGTTGCGGTTTTTGCTCCGCCTTCAATCGGGCTAAAATCAAGCGGCGGAATGTTTATGCCGGCCAGGGCCAGAATTTCCCGGCGGATATTATAAATTTCCTTGACGATCGTATTTTCCGAAACCATGAATTCGTCCGCCAGGTCCTTGATCTGTTCTTCAAAAGTCTTATAAGCATAGACGGCGCTTTCAACAGTGCTTGGCATTTTGCGGACCGCGTCCATCAAATTCTTTGCCGGCGGAATGGCTGTTTCCGTATAATATCCCAAGTCCCACAATTCTTCATTTGTCGATTTAACGGCTTTATCGTAATCTTCCTGGGTTATTTTCCCGTTTTTCAAAAGCCCCTCGAGGATTTTCAGGTTGCCGTTAATTTCATTAATTCTTTCGCGCTTTTGTTCCAGCGTTTTTATGCCGACGTCCTGCATGAATTTTGTAAAAGCATCTTCCGCTTTTTGCGCATCCTGCAGCTGCGCGGCTAATTTTTCATATTCGCCTTTCAGGTCTGATGTTGAAGTTCCAGCCTCAACCTGTTTAACTTTTATTTCATCCCATTTTTTCTTTATATCGGCATATTCGGGAAGGGTGCTTATTCCCTGCATAACTTTTGTATAATCGCCCCCAAAACGTTTAACGATATCCTGCCATTCTTTTTGGGTAGCGATTTCGCCTTTTATCGTAGCCTGGCGAAGTTTATTATATTCGCCCATGGCGTTTCCGGTCTTGACCAGGGCGGCGATTTCCGCATCCTGTTTTTCTTTATATTTATTAATAAGGCCGTTAATCGCCGCGCCGGCTGCTGCTACAACAGCGATTGTTATACCCAGGGGCCCGGCGAGGGCCGTAACCGCAATTTTAAGAATCCCGAAAATCTGGACCAGCCGCGGCAAGGCAATTAATAGGGGCCCTATAACCACCATGGCCATTCCCAATTTCAGGGCCAGCGTAGCAATCTGTCTCACAAGTTCCGGATGGGCCTCGACCCAGGCCCTTAATTTTTCAACAATGGGCTTTATGCTGGCCAGCATATCTTTTAAAAAAGGCATAAGGGACTTGCCTATGGATTCCCCCGTTTCCATGATATCTTTTTTTATAAGTCCCAGCTGGCCCCCGAATCCCTGGACCGCCATTCTTGCGGATCCTCCGAATTCTACGGCCAATTCTTTCAGAATAACTTTTTGGGCCTCGAGGGTATGTCCCTGTTTAACCAGGGTGGTGATCATGTTTTTGGCGTCGGCGTCGAAATTAACGCCGACTCGCCGCAGGGCCGTAATTCCTAAAACGGGATCCTGCAGGGCCTTTCCCAGCTGAATGGCCGAGCTTTTCAAATCCTGGCCCAGGGCCGTTGACATATCCAGCATGGTTTCCACGGCCTGGGGCATAACATCTTTGCCGATCCTGGTGAAAGTTAAAAGTAGGTTTTCGCCGCCGGTTACTTCTTCATGGGTATATTTTGTAACCCGGCTCATTTCATCGGCAAGTTTAATCATCTCCTCGCGGTTAAGGCCTGCGGCGCCGGCCGTGGATTTCAAAACCGCATCTAACTGGCGTTCAACCTTGCCTTCTTCTTCGGCCGCCTTAACCATGGATCCCAGGACGCCGACAATGGCGGCGCCGGCAATCGTCAGGGCGGCTCCTACGCCTCGGAAAGCGGTTGCGGTCTGGGCGCTCATCCCGCCGGCCGATTTCAGATCTTTGGTGACGCTCTGCATCCCCGAAGAAAAGCCGGATTTATCCAGCATCAATTTAGCGACAATGGATCCGGCTAGAAAAGTAGCGGCTCCGCCCATTATTCTTTGTCCTCGTCTTCCATGAATTTCAATTTATAATAAAGCGGATAATAAACCTCCATGAATTCTTCATGCCCGGCCATGGCCAACCGGGCCGCGGTTATTTGGTTATAACGTTGCCTGGTCAATTCTCTGTCCGCCTCTCTTAACCAAAAATTAAAATCCCGGACATCAAAATTCAAAAGTTCCCGGTATAAAAAAGCCGGGAAGGCCCGCATAATTAAGACGATATCGTCGCCGCGGGCTCTGGCTCTTTTTTTTCCGGGCCCTGGGTGTAAATCTCCCCGGCTTTCCTCAAAACAAAGGTTATGATTTGTTTCAGGTCCCGGAAGTCAATTTTGTCCACGGTTTCCCGGTCCATCCCGGTTAACAACTGGACTTCTTCAGCCAGGACGCGAAAAAGCATCAGGTCGTCCGGGCCCTTTAAGGCCGCCTCCATTTCAATCAGCCTATCGAAAACCGGCGCCGGCAGTTTTTCGATGGTATAAACCTTGCCGTCGACCTCAACCTCAATCGGCTTGAATAGGCTTTTTTGCGTGGAAATAGTTATTCTGTTTTCGTTCATGGCGGATCCGTCGGCTTATTCGAGGAAGAAGTTGCCGAATTCGTCAACCTGGCCGCTTTCCTGGCTGGGGAAAACTGCGAATTTCGTTAGGAAAATTCGCTGGTCCGCCCGGTTATAGGCTAGGTCGATAGCCGGGTAGGGATGAGCCTTGTAAAAAATAATGTAGGTGTCGGGGTCGACGGAAGGCTTGTTGTTGCACAGGGGCACGACGGCCATGGCATGGCTGCGTTCATACAAAGCGCAGCCGGCCTGGTTTGGAATGGTAACCTTGCCGCCCACTCTTTCGCCCAGGCTGACAAGGGCGATTTTGTCCTTGTCAATCCTGGTCAAGGGGACGTCGACCTCAATCACCTTTCCGGTCAAAACAGCATCGACCGCTGCGTCGCCCATGCCCTCTTCCTCGACGTTGGATTTTCCGGCTCCGATTCTCACAGAAACGGTGCCCCGGACCGGCGTCAAGATGATCTCGTCTGATTCGCCATAACGGTAAATTATGGCCGCAGCGGAGATGTCGCCCATAGGTAGTTTCGGCATTTTTTTTACCTCCTAAATAATATGCCTGCTCATGGGTTTTCGATCCTCATGAGATAATTCGTTGAAAATTCATAAAGTCCTTTTTCGCCTGGGTTATTAATCGGCGCCGGCGTTCCCATGGCGTCACAAATCAGCAAATAAGGGTTATCGCCGGATACCAGGCCCCCCAGGTCCCAGCCCGTGGATCCGTGTAAAATCCAATAAATTTCCATGGCGTCTGCGGCTGCTTCATCATAGGTTCGCGCTCGGTTCCATACCTGAATCATTTTATCCATATAATCCGGCAAATAACCGTCCGTCCCGCCAGGCGTTCGTTCCAGGATAACCATAACTCGTTCATCCAAAATATTTCCTTTTCTATCTTTTTGCGGAAGGTGTCCCGAGAAAAAATTGATTCCCAGGATCCAGGGCAAGCCCGAATGGCTCAATATAAAAGCGCAAATGTTTTTAAGCATTTTTTATGCCCTGGGCCATGATATCGAAATATTTTTTTCTGTGCCGCATCAGTTTCGATTCCAAAAATTTCGGGCCGGATCCCGGCTCGGTCCAGCTGGAAGGCGTGACATAAGTGGCCCCCCCCAAAGCCATTTCGCCCATTACGCTTTGGCTCCCATAAATCCGTTCATGGAGAAATGAGGCATACCCAATATTGAATCCCGCAAAAACGGTAGTTTCATTTAAATCCGTCGCATGGGCCTCGATTTTAACGGATCCTTTAAGGTGTCCTTCCTTCAGCGGCGTTTTGGGCTCTTCATAATTCGCATCATGTATCAATTCAGATGCGGCCCGGAATTGGGCCTTTTCCAAATCTCCATACCATTTCCTGGCGATTTTTTCGGCGCCTTTAAGAAAATCGGAAATATCCAGGGAGAAGGCGCTCATAAATAAACCTCTTTTATGCGTTTCTTCCAATCCCCGGATTCAATAATATTTATGATCGAATATTTATAACCCCTTATTAAAATTCTGTCGTTATGTTCCAGGTCGGCGTCCGGTCTAAATAAAATTGTTATATTCGATGTTACTTCTTCGCCTTTGAAATTCCGGACCAATTTCGTTTTATGTTGAATCAAGCCCTTCATAATAACCGGGACTTCAATTCCTTCGTTGCCCCAGGAATCAATAGGAGTAGCTTTCAATACGTCGACGGGATCCCGAAGATAAACATTTATCATGCTTCCGCCTCGCGGAATGAAATAGCTACGTCAGATGTCGGGCTCAAACTATGCTCACAATTCGGGTGCAAGGGCGGTTCTTCCTCGGCCGTCAGCGGGGCATGAATAGGATGCGTTCCCGAAATAGAAAAAACTTGGCCCTCAAGTTCCGCGCATTCGTCGCAGGGTTTGTTATGGGTGGAAAACTCGACCAGGTCGTTCTCATAATCCAGGCACATGGCCTTAGTGGCGCTCGTCTGGGCCTCCCGGAGCATGGTCCGGGCAACCATTTCGGCATAATAGGCAACCGAAAAATGCCGGCCGTTTACTTCCACAAAATCGCCTTCCTCGATCTGATTCCGCAAATAATCAATAATCCGGCCGCTTAACGTGGCCCGGGCCTGTTGTTTAAGGACCGCCTCGGTCGCCCATTCCTCAAAAAGCCCCTCGACTTCATCCAAATCATAAGGATTGAATTCAAATTCCTGCAGGCGTGAAACCTTGGAAAAGCCGGTTCTAACCATGGCCAGGATGGTTTGAGCGGTCCGCCCGGCTGAAACATTGGCCTTTTTCAGGTCCCCATAAATCCGCGCCGTAAAGCCGGCCATGTTTTCACCATGGATCCTCCCCGGGGCCTGGCCCGCGGGACGCCGGGCGCCGATCATCTCCAACTGGACCTTGGTCCGCCTGGCCGAATCCGTATAAGCCCGGGTTACGGCGGTTTTAGCCCAGCCGGCGGCGAAGATGTCCATCTGTCTTAAAGCGTCGTTTATTTTTCCCTGCACTTTGGCGGCCTCGATTTGAGGATAAGCCCCATTGAGGCTGCGTGTCAATTCCCTAACCATAAATTGTGTCAGCCTGGCGTAACGGTCTTTCAGGATTTTTATCAGGTCCGGCTTTGGAATTAAAGGCAGCGGCATTAATCGACCTGCGGATCCTCGTCAGCGTCCAATTCTTCATCCCTATCCAGTTCTGCGGCTACGATAATTTGCTTATTCGTAGCCCAGGGATTCAGAAGCCCCAAAACAAAAGGCGGGACCGGTATCTTTTCCAGGTCTTCCGGTTTGTATTTTTCTTTCATAATACCGGCTTCAACCACGGCCTGGGCCTGCAGCCCTTTGCGGCTGTCTTCATCTTCCAAATGTTCGGCCAGATAATAAGCCATTTCGGCCTGGGCTTTTTTCAAAATAACCAATTCGGTGGCCGTGGCCGCGGCAAGGGTCGGCAGCGAAAAGCGGGGATCGTAATAAAGCCGGTTATAGGCGTTCATCAAAGCCTTGGTCTTTATGGTGTCTCCGGAGGCCAGGGCGTCAAGCGCATCCCAGGCTACGGTAATAAGTCTCTCTGCCTCGAAATAAAGTTCCGCCTGCGCAAGCGTAGCATAATATCCAATGGCCATTTTATTTACCTCCCTCAAGTTCGTAAATTTTTCGTTCGCAGCGGACATGGTGCCGGTATTTCAAAAGTGGCCGGCCGCCCACAATTTTATCTATTTCGGCTTCGCCCAAATTTCCCTGCAGCGCCGGGACAATCAATTCCAGAAAAACCTTTTCCCGGGCCGCTTTTTTTAATCCCTGGCAGGTTGTCTGCAGGCCAGTATATTTTGGGTCGCCCTGGTGTATAACGGAAAAGCAAAAAATAATATCCCATTTCTGCGAATCTGAAGGAAAACGGCCCGTCAAAAATATGACGTCGCTCATTTCGATATGATCATTAATCGTTCTGGCTACGGGAAGGACGTTCGGGTTCGCGTCCCAGCCGGTCACCCTGGCGCCGGCCCTCGAGGCCTGGAAGGCATGAAAGCCGAAATTGCAGCCGATATCCAAAACAGTTTTCTCCGGCCAGGATACATGATTAACCGCATCCCAAACCATTTTTGAATTTGCTTCCTGCGGGCCCCATTCAAAAGTCTGGAAAAAATGAATCCTTGAGGCCCAGCGTTTTATATTCTCATCGGGCCATTTTTCCAGCACTTCAATTTTTAAATTACCCTGTCTGTATGATTCAGGAAAAGGCGTCTTGGAAATAATCTCAAATGTCGTTGGTGCCATTTTGCTTCCGGTCCAGCGCATGGCCCAGCCGTATCTTTCATCATTCAATCGGACCAGCCAGAATTTATGGGCCTTTTTATAATTCACAAAAGCCGGGCTGAAATTTTCCAGGTTCAAACAGGTTTTAATATTGAAAGTTCCAACCATCCGGCAGTTGAACGGTTCGGACCAAAAATCGGCGTTTAAATGGGCTTTCCCGATTCCGGGCGTCCAAATTCCCGCGGAATCGACGTTTTTGCCCCTTGGCCTTGCCGGAACAGGCCCGCCCTGGGGTTTTCTCTTGGGTGGTCGGCCCACTGGCCGCGGCGGCGCCGTTCGCCCTATCATGGACGTATTTAGTGTTTTTCTTTTCATGGCCGCTCACAGAAAAGATTACAATGCCGGCCGCCGGCTGCGCTATATCTGAATGATAATTCCATATCATCCCGGCAATCATCAATTTTATTTAACATTCCCGTTGCCTTCACAATTTCTCGAATAAGAAATCCCGCTTTTCTGATGGCTAAAAGCAATTGCAGGCCCGTTGTGCCGGCAGCCTCGAGGCCGGCCGGATAAAATTCAACAATCATTTTAAAGTTATTTTGGGCCAGCATTTTTGAAGCCCCGGTTAAAACGCGCATCTCCGCCCCTTGGGTATCGATCTTAACCAGGCCCACTTTTCCCCATTCTATAAAATCCAAATCATCGAGCCTGCTGGTTTTTACCCGGATCCTTTCCCGGCCGGCTACTTCATAAACTCTATGGTCCCCGGAATTCAACGGGTTCAAATAAAGATCCTCTTCGCCGGTCTTGTTGGTGATAGCCATATTTACGGCGCCGATTTCTTCAGCGGTATTTATGAAAATATTTTCTTTCAATATTTGGAAATTTTCTGGATCCGGTTCAAAGGCAAAAATTGTGCCTTTCATTTCAGCGCCTTTATTCCTTTGGGCCTTCCAGGCAACCAAACTGTGATAACCGATATGGGCGCCTATGTCCAAAAATATTTGCCAGGGATGGCCGCCCATTTCCCCGGCAATAATTTCTGTTTCGGCTCTTTCATAAATTCTGTTTTTTATCAGCCGCAGGCTATCATGGCTGTCGACCCGCATCTTGACGCCATAGTTGGTCAAGGTTTCTCTTCTCATATCAGATCCGCTACGATATAAAAAAATTGTTCATCTTTTACAATGAAATGTTTAACCCCGTCCAATAATCCATGGAGCATGGGTTCCGTATAAACCCTAAGATGTCCCGGATCCGAAACCTTTTTTATGGGCGTGGTCAGGACCAGCCGCTTTTCACACATTCCCAAAAGGCCGGCAATCAAGCCTTTATCATCCTCGACATGTTCCATAACCTCGGAGCAAACAACACCCTCAAAACTATGAATTGGCGGGCCATTATAGAGTGGGTTTCCAAGTCCTCGAGGATCTCTAACATAAATCCAATTGCCGGCGGGGAAAAATTTTTTGGCGAGGGCAATCGCTGTTTCAGAAAAATCAACACCTACCCAAAATAAAGGCCGGCCCGTCGCGGGCATGAATTTTTTCATAATCTCCGTTGAATGCCCGTATGCGCAACCTACATCAGCGAAATAATCCCGCTGCGGCTCCGGCCGGCGGGCCAAAAGGTCAGCGCATGTTCTTAACCGCCTCTGATGTTTTTCCCAGCCAAGATGCGTCCAAACTTTGTTTTTTTCCCAATGTTTCATGTAGGTTTCGGCGTCCATTTTGTTCTCCCTTCGGATTGATAATTATTTAAAAAATGTTCCCGATAAAAACTCTCTCGAATTTCCCGGGCTTTTAAATCATGAAACAGGCAGCCTTTATCATTGGCTTCTGCCAGGTTGGAATAATGTTTTGTGGGTATAACGAATTTTTTAGCCGTCGGGAATGCCCACATTTGCCAGTATAGATCCTCGATCGCCGTGCTGCAGTTGTTTAAATCAAAGGCTAAAAAATCTCTGGGGGACATGGTTACTACGCCGCAAAAATCAACTTCCGTCAATTCCTCAACTGTCGCCGATTTAAAAAATTGTGTTTGTCCATAATATTTCGGGCCTAAAAAACGCCGGCCGATCAGCCCATAGATTGCGGGGCCGCCGAAATTATAAGCTTTCAAAAAATCTTGAATAAGGCCGGGCCCGGGGAGGACGTCGTCGTCTGCTTTTATAACCAACCTTCCCTGGGTCAAAAGTGCCAGGGCATGGCGGGCCCGATTGCCGGGGTCCGGATTGAAAATAATATGCTTTATCGGAAGTTTGGTTTTGAATCGGCCGCCCGTGCAATCCGCAAGCCAAATATCCGGGGTCTGTTTCAGCCAGGCCGCCAGGATCCCCTCGAGGCCGGCCAGCCGGCGGTAGCAAACGATAACCACGGAAACCATGGCTAAACCTCCTCCGCCGGGATCCCGAAAGGCTCAAGAATTTTTATCATCTTGGCCTTATCCGTTAAAATCCATTTCACCTTCCAGGTGGTCCATTCGTCGCTGTGAGTTTTAGTTATGATCAGCTGGGCTTTTTCTTCATCGGTCAGAATTTTATGCTGCCGGCCATGCTTGAATTCCGAAGTATTCAAGCCGTGCTTTATCACGCAAACCATATTTTGGGCGATTTCAACAGCTTGCCGATCGCCCAGGCCGCCCCCCCCATGGGCCCGGAAATGTAAATTATTGAATAAAGGCGGATTCTTGTAAATGATTCGGGGATAAATTCTGGTTACAAAAGGCGTCGACGGCCGAATATGGGGAATAACGAAATGATTTAAAATGTCCCAGCAGATATTTTTTTTAAAAGCATAATATTTCACTCTTTTTAATTTTCCTGAACGTCGGGCCGTCCGGGCGGCCGTTTCTTGGACCATGGCCATGGCATGTCTATGAAACGCATCATCTGAATCAATACGGGTTATGGCCAAAAAGTCGGTATCAATCGCGCCGTAAAGCTTTGCGCCTCCTTCATAGCAGGTTTCAACCTGGGGGTGCCAGGCATGGGCCTCAGTAACCGCGCGGTTTCTGGATCCGCATTGTAAAAATATCCTGAATTCCTTGAAGGCCTGGCCCAGGAGGCTCCGCAAGGTGTATTTCTCAAATATCTCAATTCGGCGCTTAACCCAGGCCGCATCCACAATAAGGGTAGGTCGATCCCAATCCAGATAGCTTTCCACGACGTGGGTTATTTCAGCCATTTAATTTATGCCCCAAATCAAGCCTTTAGCTTTTCTGTCTTTTATCATGGCCATGTCCCTGGTCTTAAAATAGCGGGCGTCCTGGTGGGTTTGGTCCATCTGTTTGGGATCTACGCAAGGATGAAAATGGTAAATGCGGGCGTCTTCGGCCAGGTAGAATTTCCCCAATTTCTCGGCTGCGGCATGGACTTCCTGGCAGGCGAAATGAAAGTAACCGGGGAAAAATAATTTCTTATCCGGGTATCTCTGCAGAAAAGCCTGGCCGACCAGGGCTACGCCGGCGGGGTTAAAAGTATTCCCTTCCTGGAAGAAGCCGATAACAAAATCATCATCGGCAAAATGGGCCCGGGCTGCTCGAATTGCCGCGGCAATCGCGCCGGGTTTAAAAATCATATCATCGGTAGCATAAATAATTGCATCCTCGCAAAGTCTTAAAAGAGTATTGCGGCCGCCCACGGCGCCGATCCTTTCAGGGGAATAAAAAGATTGAATTCTTTGGTTTGTTTTAAATTTATTATAGCCTATTTTATCATCATCAAAAAATAGTTTTAAATCAACCTGAATGCCTTCAGCATTCCATTGTATCGAATCAACCATTCTCTGTAATTTTATAAATCGGTTTCGGGTTGCGCAAATAATATCTATGTAGTTCAAAAAAACCTCCTCGGCGTCGTTGCCCCCATGGCTTTTTTAAACCGCCTCGAGGCCTGAAAGTGTTCAATCACGGGCTGGCCGGCATGTTTCATCAGATCGAATATCTGGCAATATGTCGCCGGCAATTTATAAACTCTGAATTCTTTATGGCCTGGTAAAAGGATTTGGAGGCTTTGCTGTTCTCTCAGCTGGGGATTTTGTTTTTGAAAGCCGGCCCAAATATCAACCAG